CCATTCCTGATGCGGGCTCTCTCAGCGGGCCGCCGGGACCGCCAGATCACATTCGAGCGCGCCACGGTCGCCGACGATGATTACGGCGGTGGGAGCGAAACCTGGGCGGCGTTCGCGACAGAGTGGGCGCAGGTCAGCTTCGGGACCGGCGTGGAGCGCCGCACGGCCGCACAGGAGGCGGCGAGCGCTCCCGCCACCTTTCGGGTGCTGGCGAACGGCCGCACTTCGGATGTGACGACGAGGGACCGCATCATGTTCGACGGCTCGGCATGGGACATCGTTTCGAATGTGCCGCTCGGCCGTGAAGGCCGCGAGATCACGGCAGTGAGGAGGACGGCATGACGAGGGTCAGGGCGCGGCGCCGGCACGAGAATGCGATCGGCACGCCTTACGTGAAGCATCCGGGCCGGGTCTACGATCACCCGTCGCCGGAGCAGCTGATTACCAGCGGCATTCTGGAGAAGGCGGATGATACGGTTTCGGCTCGAAGGCGGACGCGAGCTCGAGCGGGCCCTAAGCCGGCTGCAAGCGGCGGCACGTCCGGCGGTGACGGAGAAGGCACTTCGCGCGGGAGCTGAGGTGATTGCCGCTGAGGCGCGGCGTCTAGCCCCAGTGGACAGTGGCACGCTTCGCGACAGCATCGGGGTCGCCGCCACCGCCGCGAACGGTGGGGGCCTTGCCATCGGTCGGGGCGGTGTGGCGGTCTATGTCGGTCCGCGCGGCGCGGATGCCTTCTACGCGCACATGGTCGAGTTCGGGACGGTCGATATGGCGGCGCACCCGTTCATGCGGCCGGCCTTTGACAATGTCGGCCGAGAGGCTTCCCGCGTCATCGCGGAGACGCTGGGCCGCGAGATTGAGCGGGCGGCGAAGGGCTGACGGCATGGATATGCAAGGAGCACTTCGGGCTCAGCTGATCGCCGACGCCGCGGTGGCGCAGCTGGTCGGCCAGCGGGTCCATTGGGTCGACAGGCCGCAGGGCGGGGAGCTGCCGGCGGTGACGCTTCAGACCATCTCCGCCGCTAGGCCTCGGCATATGCAAGGGCTCCAGACGCTTCGCTCATCTCGGGTGCAGTGCGACATCTGGGCGGAGACCTACAAACAGGCGAGGGAAATAACGGAAGCGGTCGTGGCGGCACTGGAGCCGGCCCATACCGCAAACGGTATCTCCTTCCGACCCACCGGCTTCGAGAATGAGCGCGACCTGATGGAGCGCCTCGCCGGAGACACGAAATCCATCCACCGGACGACGCTTGATCTGATCGTCTGGCACTCACCGGCCTAGCAAGGGAGAAAGACCATGGCTGTCGAAACCGGACACATGACGGAGTTTCACCTTCACGACGGCGCAAGCCCGGGAGCCCTTGTAGAGCTGGCCGAGCTGCTCGAGGTGCCGCTGCCCGCGGGCGCCGCGGACCTCATCGAGACCAGCCACATGAAGACGGAAGGCTTCAAGAGCTACATCAACGCGCCGCTGAAGGAAGGCGAGGAAGCCGACCTGGTGATGAACTACATCCCCGGATCGGCGACCGACGTTCTTCTGCGCGCGGCGAAGGCCGCAGGCACGGCCCGGGCCTACCGCATCGTGCTCGTCGTCGGCGCCGGCACCTGGGAGATCACCGGCAGCCTCATCGTGCGCGATTACGTCCGGTCCAACCCCATGGGCGATCGCCGCACCGCGACGGCCCGGGTGAAGTGGGTCGACGCCGAGACGGAGGCGGCGGGCGAATAAGCCCGCCTGAGGAAGGGAACAGATAATGAGTAATCCTCTCCGCGGTGAGAGTGTCCTCCGGGCGGGGGACACCGAGAAGACGCTCGTCTTCGACGTCAACGCCTTCTGCGAGCTGGAGGCCGACACTGGCCTCGGCCTCACCGATCTGATCGAGCAGTTGCAGGGCAATCCCAGCTTTTCACTGCTGCGGTCGGTGTTCTGTGCCGGCCTACAGGCGAAGCACCCCGGCACGACGAAGGCCGAGGCGGGGACGATCATGTCCGATGCCGGGGTGGAGGAGATCACCCGCGCGCTGCAGAGCGCGCTCGAGGCGGCCATGCCGGCGCCGAAAGCGGGGTCCACAAACCCTCCGAGGAAGCGGGGGGCGAAGGCGGGATAGGATGGGATTGGATCCGGCTGCTGAGCCTCTGGGCGCAGGCTGGGTTCGATCCTGCTACTTTCTGGCGGCAAACCCCGCGCACGCTCCAAGCTGTAATCGAAGGGTTCAAGGCCAGAAGGCAGCATGAGCATGAGGCCTTCACTTACGTGGCTCGGCTCGGCGCCGCGCTCGGTCGGTGGCCCAAGGACAAGTTCCTGCCGAGCATGGACGATCTGCTGAAGCCTGCGGAGCCGCGCCGCCCGCAGTCGCCGGAGGAAATGCTGGCGGCATTCCAGGAGATGAAGGCGTCGGGAGCCCCGATGGCGATCAGGAAGGTTGGGTGAGAATCGCCCTAACCAGCCAGATTGCCAGAAGGATGAAGAGGAAAAGTGCGGCGGGCGCTACCACGCGGTTCAGCCGCTTCTCATAAATCGCCTTCTCTTCTTTCGGAAGAGCATCCCACTCGGTGAACCGGTGCCGACAGTGACGGCAGACGAGGGCCTCCTCCTTCACTGTCTCCGCACACTTCGGGCAGGTCTTCAATCGTGCCCCCCTTCGCAAGCTGGCAGCCGGGGTACCCTTAACGAACTCCACGGGAGGCGTGAATGTCGTTTGCGATTGCCACGCCTCGCGTCGATCTAGGCTTCGACGGCAAGGATTTCGTCAAGGGGCTGGAGGGTGCCCGTTCCACCTTTGCCGGCTTCGCCAAGGAAATCGCAGGCCAGCTTGCGGGGCTAGAGCAGAACGTCAAGCGGATCGGAATCGGCCTGACGGCCGGGATTACCGCGCCCTTCGCCGCGATGACCGTCGCAAGTGGCCGAGGAGCCGCCGCCTTCGAGACGGCAATGGGCGATGTCCAGGCCGCCCTGCGCGGGATCGACCCGAAGAAGCTGGATGAGTTGTCGAAGCTGGCGCGGACGCTGGGTCCTGAAGTCGGCCGCAGTGCTGTAGAGGCCGCAAAGGGGATCGAGACGCTCGCCCTGACCGGCCTCGGTGCCGATCAGATCCTCCGAGGAGCGGCCGCCGCAACGATGAAGCTTGCCGCGGCGAACGATGCCGCTCTTGAGCCTGCCGCCGCGGCCGTCACCGACGTGATGGCGCAGTTCGGCAAGGTGACGGCAGACCTGCCCGAGGTGGTGAACACCGTTACCGGCGCGCTGGACCAGAGCAAGCTCGGTTTCGTCGACTTTCAGCAGGCCATCTCTCAGGCCGGCGGCGTGGCCGGGGCGGCGGGCGTTTCCTTTGGCGAGTTCGCGACGGCAATCGCCGCGACCAGCAGCCTGTTCTCGTCGGGCTCGGACGCCGGCACAAGCTTCAAGACATTCATCACCTCGCTGAAGCCTGCGTCTGAAGATGCGGCGCGGGTGATGAAGCAGCTCGGGCTCCAGTTTTACGACGCCCAGGGCAACATGAAGCCGTTGGCCGAGATCGCGAACATGCTCCGCGAGCGCCTTGGCGGCTTGTCGGAGGCCTCGCAGACGCAGGCGCTCAAGATGATGTTCGGCAACGACGCGATGCGAACCGCGCTCGGCCTCATGAAACTGACGGAGCGGCAATTCCAGGACCTTCAGAAGGCGATCGAAGGCACCGACGCGGGCGAGAAGCTCGCGATCCAGATGACGGGCCTCGAAGCCTCGACGAACCGACTCGGGACAGCCTTCGAAGGTCTGAAGATCGCGCTCGGAACGGCCGGCCTGCTCGCTATCTTCACTTCCGTGGCGGATGCGATGGCCGGGCTGGCTGGCGCACTGACAAACCTTCCCCCGGCCTTCCATACCATCGTCGTCGCGGCATGGGCGCTTGCGGCGGCGATCGGGCCGCTGATCCTGATCGTTTCGACCCTTGCGACCATCGCTCTGCCGATGGCCTTCGCGCGCTTGGGCCTCGTCGGGCGCGCGGTCGCGCTGCTCGTTAACCCGATCGGCGTCTTGGTGAACGTGCTGGGCACCCTTGCCCTTCGCTTTGTGGCGGTGAACTCGGCCATCGGGCTCGCCGCCGCGGGATTGATGCGGTTCGCCGGCCCGATCGGCCTGGTGGCGACCGCGCTCGGGCTTCTCCTCGCCGTCACGCTTCGCCAGACCACGGCATCGGCCGCCACCACGAAGGCCATCGACGCCGCCGGCGGAGCGATGGGCGATTACGAGGAGGCGGCTGCAGCCGCGGCGCAGGCTACGGGCAAAGCCCGCGAGGAGGCACTGAAGCTTGCCGCGGTGAAGAGGCAGGAGGCGGCCAACTCATTGGCAGCCGCTCGCGCCTCGCTCGCCGATGCACAAGCGAAGGTGCAGCAGGCTCGGGCGGCCCAGCTTGCCCAGCTGCGGCAGCCGACATCCTTCGGAGCCAGCGGGGCCGGCGCGGCCAACGCGATCAACGTCTACATCCGGCAGCAGCGCGAGCAGGCAGAAGCAGACGCAGCCGCGTGGGAGACGGCTGTCAAGAAGATCGAGAAGCAGTTCACGGCAGCAGATGCGGTGATCAGGGCTGCCGCGGCTTCTAGCGGCAAGACGGTAGACCTCAACTTCGACAAGCCCGCGAAAGAGAGGAAAGCCCGGGAGCGCAAGGACCGCACGGCCGACCTCGCGCTCCGCCGGGAGGAGATGAAGCTGCAGCAGGCGCTGGATGTGGCTACGGCGCGTGGCGACATAGAGGAGCAGCGGCGCCTTCAGGATTTGATGGACCTCCGCCGCCGCGAGCAGGAATATCGGGATGCCGGCCTCGGCCGCGCAGCGGCTCGGGTTGCGTCCGAACGAGACATGCGCGACCTTCAGGCGGCACGCGCCGAGGGGTTGGCGCGCGAGATCGATCTGGCGGAGAAGGAGGCGGACCTCCGCGCTGCCGAAATCCGCGGCGACGAGGTGCTGACTCGCAACCGCGAGAATGAGCTGTTTCTCGCCGAGCGCATAGAATTCTGGCGCCGCAAGGAGCTGGGTCTTCAGGAGGCACAGGCCCAGGCGGCGGCCGAGCTCGCGCAGATCGAGGCGGCACGTCTCGACCGGGCTGAGCGCGCGGCGAGCCTACGCGCCGCTGGGCGATCAGCAGACCTCGCCCGCCTTCGCAGCGAAAGCGGTAGACGGATACGCGAGCTTGATCGCGCCGCGGAACTCGAGCGGCGCTCTCGCGAAATATACGAACGCGGTGGCGGCGAGCTGAATGAGGACCGCGCACGCGAGCAGGCACAGGCGGAAATGGACGAGGAGGAGCAAGCGCGCCTTCAGGGCCAGTTTCGCGACGTCATCAAGGGCGGCTTCCGAGCGGCTTTGGACGGCGACTTCAAAGGATGGTTCAAGAACTGGATGGCAGAGCGGCTCCAGCGCAGCTGGGAGGACGCTCTGAACAGCATCGCCGACCTTCTCTTCCGCCTGTTCAACAGTGCGTTCAGCCAAGCGGCGCAAGGGGCTGGGGGCGGCGGCTTCAACCTCGGCGCGGCACTGACCGCTGTCGCCGGCAGCCTCGGTCTCGTCGCTGGCGCGAAAGGCCAGTTCCCGGTGCTGGGCGGCAAAGCGGCGGCGGATGCCGCGATCAAGGCGAACACGCCGGGCTTCGCGACAGGCGGCTCGTTCCGAGTCGGCGGCGCAAGCGGGATCGACGCCAACCTGATCCAGTTTCGGGCAACGAAAGGCGAGATCGTCGACATCAGGCGACCCGGCGATTCAGGGGGAAGGTTGATGGTGGTCCCGTCCCCCTACTTCGATGTGGTGGTGGACGGTCGCGCCGCTACGGTAGCCGCCCCGATGGCAGGCCAGGCAGCTATCCGCGGTAGCGCCGACGCTCAGCGTTCCATCGCGCGCCGACAAGCGCGGGCAATCCCATGATCGAGCTTCCCACGTGGGCCGTGCCGAACGCCGGCGAGCCATTCCTGATCGACTTCGGCGGCGTGCTCACGCCGGGCCTTGGTGCCGAGGAGCAGAGGATAAACCGGCTCGGCAACCGGTTCGGGATATTGCTCGGCATGCCGCCGGCACCCGCTCATGACCGCGGCAGGATCCTCGTCAGCCGGATGATTCGGGCCAAGACGGAAGGGCTGCGGGTCGAGCTACCGCTGCTCGGCTTCAGGCCGGGGTCGCCGGGGTCGCCCGTAGTGGACGGAAACGGGCAGTCGGGCACGTCGCTGGCGGTCCGCGGCTTCTCTCCTAACTATCCGGTGAGGGAGGGGCAGTGGTTCACGCACAAGCGGGGAGATCATGGCCTCCTCTACAACGTAGCGGCAGCGGCCACCGCAGACGCCGCCGGAGAGGCCGTCCTGACGATTGCGCCGATGCTGAGGGTGGAGCCCGAAGATGGCGACGTGTTGCTGTTTGGGCGACCGACGATCGAGGGGCTCGTGCACGGCGACGAGTGGCGCTGGCAGATGGCGCTAGACCGCAACCTCCGCATCGAGGTTGAGCTGAGGGAGCAGAGATAGGATGCCGCTCGACGCGCCCATCCTGACCCTCGTCGGCCTCATGGATCTGGAACTGCCTTCCCGCACCCTCCGCCTGTGCGATGGAGGCTTCGTTTATCGGGGCGCCGACAAGTACCAGAGCGCGGACGAAGATTTCGGGTCGGTCGAGAGCGTCGAATCGTTCAGCGATGGCGTCGGGGACGAAGCCCCGGCAGGCGGGCTCACCTTCCTTCCC